ATGATCATGTGCACGGCCTGCCGCCACGAGACGGTTGCCCACGCCCAGATCGACGGTCACTGCGAGATGTGCCCTACCTGCACGGCCGAGAGGGAGCAGCAGGCGAAGGCCAGCAAGTAGCACCCCGGGCATGACGAAGGCCCCGGTCGCCGCGGTGTTCGCGGCGGCCGGGGCCGGGTGCTGCTGGGTCAGCGGCTGCTGGTTGGGGCGGTGAGGATGAAGCCCCGCACGGGGCGGTCGTCGCCCTGCCGCAGCCGCTCCAGCCGGGCCTGCTCAAGCCGCTTCATCAGGTCCCCGTACCTGGGGTCGATCCACTCCACGGGGCGCCCTCCTTCCTGCTCAGACCAGGGCCGACAGGGCAATGCTCGGCTGGGGCTCGATCGGACCGCATTTCGGCGAGTGCCCACAGCTCGCCGCCACCGGCACGCTCGTGTCCGACGGGGGCATCCACAGCTCCGCATCCGGGACGAACCCCTCCGCGAGCATGAGCACCACCGTCCGCTCGATGACGTCGGGCCCCTGCCGGGCCGTGTCCGGGCGCTCCGGGTAGTGGTGCACGAACACCCCCAGGCGGTCGCACAGCCGCGCGTACACCGCGGTGTGGAGGACCAGGGCGTGCCAGCCCTCGTCGACCGTCCGGGACGGCGCGATCGGCACGAGCGGGTTGCGGGCCGCGGTCGCGACGAACGCGAGCGCCTGGTCCACGATCCGGCCGGCCGTGTCCTCGGCCATGCCCGGGTTGTTGTCGAGCACCGTGGCGGTGACGGCCGCACGTTCCTCCGGTGGCAGCAGGGCGGCCGGGTCCGCTACGAGCATGTTCTTCTCCTCAGGGTGTGGTGGCTTCGTGCAGTTGGGGCTGGGTGACGGCTACATGAACACCTTGTGCGACGGCAGCCGCGGGGCGGGTTCTTGCGGTTCCGGGGCTGGCTCCGGATCGGCCGCGGGCTCGTCGGGCTGCGCCGGGGCGGGCGCGGGTTCGGCCATGCTCGTCTCCTCGTGTGGGTGGGCGGGGTGCCTGCGCAGCCCGGCGCGGGGGTCCGGGCCGCGCAGGCGAGGGGCCCGGCGGCCGCTGACCCGCCGGGCCCCGTCTCAGGTGGTGCGCCGGACGTGCGGCGCCGGGCCGCAGTCGCTCGCGCTCCGGTGCCACAGCACGTCGGGGCTCGCGCTCGTGCCGTGGTCGACGGGGATGTGCAGCGCGCCGCCGCGCGCGACCGGCCGGCCGCAGCGGTGACACCGGGGCTGCGCCGTCGAGGCACGCTCTGCGGCCATCACGCGCGCCCCAGGGCAGCCGACTCGGCTACCTCATGCGCACGGAGGCACTCCTCAGCGTCGCGGCACCAGAGCATCCTGGTCTGCCGCCCGTCGTCGTCGACCCCCACGGAGACAGTCCAGTCCGTCGTCTCCCGCCCGCACAACACGCACTCGCGGGGCTCCGGCTTGGCCAGCGCTGCGCCGGACGGCTCCGGCGTGCCGGTCATGACACGGCCTCCGGTAGCAACTGCACCAGGCGGCGGACCACGGCGACCGGGAGCGGGGGGACGTAGACGTACTCCTCCGACTCGCTCCAGTTCGTCCAGCGTGTGATCCGGCGCAGAAGGTCGGGGTCAGTGTCGAGGGCGGCGAGCAGGTCTTGGAGATCGGCTGCGGCTTGACGACCGGCCGTCACCTCAATGCTGTCGGACTGTAAGGTCTCCACTGCTGCGCCCCTTCCGGCGTGGCCTCGCCCCGGGCCTGGACCGCCGCGGGGCACTTCTGTGCCCGCCCCCATCGGCGCGAGGGCGGGCGCCTCCTCGACGCTAGGCAGCGCGGGTTCGCACGCGCCATCAACTAGCACGAACTTGCACGGCAATTGGCCAACCACCTGTGCGCCGGTAGTGCGCCCTTGACCCGCTCACCCGCACGAACGAACGTGCTGCAAGTACGTGTTAGCAGCGGCGTATTGGAGAGGCCATGAAGCTACGGTTCATCGGAATCGACCCGAACACCGACGGTGCGAACTGCCCGCGGGTCTGGGTCAACGACGAGGCGCAGGAGTTCGTCTTCCAAGGATGGGAGGCCGACGAGGAGCTGACCGACAAGGTCAGGTCGACCGGCCCCCTCCCGGACGGCGAGACTGTCGTCCGCATCCCCATGAGGATGGTGCGCATTCTGAGGGAGGCATGTGATGCAGCCGAAGGCCTGGACATTCGATGACCTGCTGGCCGGCGCCACCACGTCGGCCGTGCACCTGGAGATGCGCGACGTCTACTACTCCAACCCCCGGTTCGAGGAGTGGCGCAACGGTGCTCTGGTCGACTGGGACAACCGCGGCTCTTGGTGGCGTCCCTTTCACCAGGACATCGCCGATGCCGTCGCCCGCGGTGTCACGGTCCGCCGCGCTCGGGTGATCTCGGAGCCGGTCACCGAGTACATCCGGTGGGAGCACTACGTCACCGAGGCGAACGTCCGCGCAGGCGAGCAGGTGCGGTGGCTGCCCCGCGAGCAGACCGCCGACCTGCTCATGCCCGGTCGCGACTTCTGGGTTTTCGACAACCAGGTCATCCGGCTCGGATCCTTCGCGGGCAACGGCGACTTCCTCGGCGACGACTACAGCGACGACCCAGCGCTCGTCGAACTGAACGCCGCGGCGTTCGAGCGGGTATGGGAACGCGCCATCCCCCACCAGGACTACAAGATCAAGTAGCGGACACTAAGCACCATGCCGCCGACCTCCCCGTCTTCGAGCGTCCAAGCCGCCCGCCAGAACCTCGCGGAACGCCTCCGCGAGATCCGGCTCGACGCGGGCATCACGAAACGGGAGGTCGCGGCACGGTGCGGGTGGAGCGAGGCCAAGAGCGGCCGCATCGAGAACGCCCGCACCGCGCCCTCCGACGAGGACGTCCGCCGCTGGTGCCACGCCTGCGGCGCCGCAGGCCTCGCCCCCGACCTGATCGCCGCCAACCGAGCCGCCGACTCGCTGTATGTGCAGTGGCGGCGCCTACAGCGCACCGGGCTGAAGCAGCTGCAGGATTCGCACCGACCCCTCTTCGAGCGCACCACCCATTTCAAGGTGTACTGCTCCAACGTCGTGCCCGGGTTCCTGCAGACCCCCGGCTACGCCACCGCACTGCTCCGGTCGATCGCCACATTCCGGAACCTGCCCGACGACGTCGAGGCCGCGGTCGCCGCGCGCATCGACCGCTCCCGGATCATCCATGAGGGCCGTGCCCGCTTCGCGATACTCATCGAGGAAGCGGTGCTGCGGTACCGGCTCGGGGACTTCAGCGTGATGGCCAGCCAGCTCGGGGCGCTGCTGTCCGCGATGGACCTGCCAGCGGTGTCCTTGGGCATCATCCCGGCCGCGGCGCAGCGGACGATGTGGGCCGTCGAGTCGTTCACGGTCTTCGACGACATCCGCGTGGATCACGAACCGCTGTCGGCCTCGGTGAAGATCACAGCTCCCGACGAAGTGGGCGTCTACCTCAAGGCGTTCCTCGCGCTGCAGCAGCACGCCGTGTACGGGGCGGAGGCGCGGGCCCTGGTAGCAAAGGCGATCGGCGAGTTGAGCTGACCCCCGGCACAGCAAAGCGCCCCCGCCGGCACGTGGCCTGCGGGGGCGCGTTGGTTCAGGTGCGGCGGCGGTCGAGCAGCGCGGCCGGCGGTGTGGTCGTGGGCGTGGTCGGTGCGGGGGCGCCGTCACGGCGGCAGACCAGCGCGGCAGGGTCGTCGACCGCGGGCTGGAGGCTGTACCCGTCTGGGCACGTCTGGCCGGGCGGCCCGGCGGGGCCCTGCGGCCCGGCAGGACCAGCCGGACCCGGATCGCCCGCCGGGCCGGCAGGACCCGCAGGCCCGGCGACGCCGTCCGTACCCGCCGCCCCGTCGGCACCCGGGACGCCCGTTGCGGAGGCGCCCGCCGGGCCGGTCGGCCCCGGCGTGCCCGGCGGACCGGACGGGCCGGCAGGACCCTCGGGCCCCGGCGGGCCGGACGGACCGGTCGCGCCCTGCGCGCCGGAGCCCCCCGGCGTACCCGGGGCGCCACGGCTCCCCGGCGGCCCCGCAACCGGCGTCGCACCCAGCTGCTGCACCTGCTGCGCCAGCTGGTCGCGCGCCTGGTTGGCGGTATTCAGGTCGTGGGCCAGGCCGCGGACGCTCACCAGGACCCACGCGAGCAGCGCCCCGATCGCGACGGCGAGGGCGACCGCCGCAGCGTCCCCCCACCGTTCCCGCGGCTCCCGTGGGAGCTGAGCCGGATCGGTCATGATCCTCCCTTCGTGAGCACGTAGGCCAGCAGCACAGCGACCAGCGGCACGACGACCGCGCCGATCAGCCACCGGCGGGTACCCGCGACGCGCGCGGCGTCCTGTGTCCGCAGTGTCTCCAGCGCGGTGAGTCGCGCGAGCACCGCCTCGTGCTGCACCTGGTAGACGTCCTGCGCGACCCGCCCGTCAACGCGGCGGCCGATGGCAGCGATGTCGTCCCGGACGTCCGCGATCCGGTCGTCCAGGCGGCGGCCCAGCTCGCCGAGGGTCAGGTCGTCGGCCACGTGGTGCTCCTACGGTCAGGCCCCCGGCGTCACGGACGGCGGGACGACGGTCGCTGCGGTGCTCTTCCCGGCGGGGTACTGCGGCGGCCGGGCCAGCCCGAGCAGCCACCCCCACCGCGCGGAGACGTGCGCCTCCAGGACGCGGAAGAGGGCGTAGTAGGCGGCGCTGAACGCGCTGCCGAGCCACATGGTCGCGGCCGCCGAGTCGATGCCGATCCCGGCGTGCGCGAGGGCCGCGACGAGCGCGCCCACGATCATCGGGACCACGGTGCGCCACAGGGACGCGAGGGTGTCGTACACGGTCATGGTGAAGATCCGTTTCTGCTGGAGGTGACAGGTCAGGCGACGACGGTGAAGCCGTGCCGCGCGCCGAGCGCGGTCAGCGAGGCCTTGCCGGGGATGCCGTCCGCGTCGTGGCCGGTGTAGCCGAGGTGCCGCTGCCACGCGGCGTAGGCCGCGACGGTGACGGTGCCGAAGCTCCCGTCACCGGCGTACTTGGCAGTCAGCAGCCCCTCGGCCTTGAGAGCGGCTTCCACCAGGCGCACATCCGGAGCGTGAGTCAGATGCCCCTGCTTGCCCCGCGAGTCCGCCGTGGCGGCGGCGATGAGGTTGGACAGGTCCACTCTCGGCTTGGGCTTGCCTGCGGCACCCGCCCAGGCCGCGAGCGCGGCCCGGTCGGCGAAGGCTCCCGCGTTGCGGTCGAGGTTGCCGGCGTCGCTGTACTGGTGGAAGAGCCAGGGGTGCTCGACGCGGGGGTGGCCCTTGGGCGCCGAGGGGTCGGCGATCCACAGGCCGTCTGCGGCGTACGAGGTGGTGTCGTGGTGCAGCCAGAAGTCGCGGTTGCAGTACAGGATCACGCGGTGCCCGGGGGCCTTGGCCTTGACGTACCGGAGCCAGGCGTCCTTGTCGGCGCACGAGACGCCGGCGTCCTCCCAGTCGAAGGCCAGGAAGTCGCCGGCCTTCGCCCCGGCGTGCGCGAGAAAGTAGTCGGCCTGTGCGGTGACCGAGCCGGGCCGGGCGAAGTGGTAGTGGCCCACGACCAGGCCGTGCGCGCGGGCTGTGGCGACCTGCCCGGCGTGCTCCGGGTTCGTGTAGCCCGTGCCCTCGGTGGCCTTGACCACGACGAAGTCCAGGCCCGAGGTGCTGTAGTTGGTCGGCTGGTATCTGGCGACGTCCACGCCGTTGACGGTCATGCTGGTGCCCTCCGGGCATACGAAAGCCCCGGCCAGCAGGCACGGGGCGGGGCGGACTTGCGGGTCAGACCACTTCGTAGATCGTCACGATCAGGGACGTGTTCGTACCCTGAATGGTCTGGGATGCGCTGGGGCTGCCCACGAGCTTGAACGTGTGGGACCCCGCGCTCGCGAGGACGCCGGTGTACTGCTGCGGGATCGTGCTGCGGTTGCCGGACGCCTGCGCGGAGAACGTGCCGAGGGGCGCCACGGTGGTGCCATCCACGGACAGCCGCACCGTGAGCAGGCTCGTGGTTGCGCCAGTCAGCTGCACGTCCCACACGCACGTCACGCCGTAGGCGGCGCCCGCCGTCGCCGTGGTCAACGTGACGGCCGCCCCCGGAACGTCCGCATTGGTGGCGGCGCCGACCAGCGGCCCGGTGCCCGTCGCCGAGTACACCGCTGGCTTGAGCCGGTTGAGCATGGCCGCGGTGACCGTCTGGCCCGCCAGGATCGTCACGTGCGCCTCCTACAGGGCGAGGGTCATCGGATGGGCGAGACGCATGCCCGTGCCCGCATTCCACGCGCGGCTGATGCCGTTGCGGGCCCGGGTGACGGCCATGGTCTGCGGGCTGGACTGTGCTCCGGCCACCGGCATGATGCGGACGCCCCACGCCATCCACACGGCGGACGCCGCTGGGGTGCCGCCGTGGCGGGCGCGGACCTGCGCCGTGGATGCGGAGGCGGGCGCGACGAGGATCTGCGAGAGGAAAACCCACTGCCCAGCCGGGACGGCGAATCCGCTGCCGAGGCTGCTCGACAAGAATGTCGCCGTCGAGCTGTACCAGTCCACGGCGGGTCGTAGATCGCTGTGGCCGCCGGGGCTGTACGCCCACATGCACACGGTGTAGGACGCGCCCGGGGTGATGCTGCCGACCGCGGTGCGGTCGACCGCGATAGCGCCGCCCGACGCCGAGGTGCCGTTCGGGGTGATCTGGAGGACTGGCCCCGTGATCCCATCCGGGCGCGGCATCGCCACCGGCGCCACGGTGGCGGTGGTGCCCATCGCTGCCCAGCCCGCGATCCCGAAGTCCATCCACGGGTTCACGTTGAGGACAGTCGCGCCGACTGCCTCAACTCGCATGATCTCGCCGCCGACCCGAATGTCCCACGGGGCCTCGGCAGGGTCGGCCGTCCACAGCGGCCCGGGCGAGGACGCCACGGACAACGTGGTGCCCGACGCGGTAACGCCCGTGGCCAGCGACGACCCGTCCGTATCGGCACGGCCGAGTACGGGGTCACCGACCACGCCGACCGTCCACGGCGCGCCAGGCGCACCGTTGAAGGTGATGTCCCAGTCGTAGAGGCCGATCGTCTCGGTGTAGCCCTCGGCGAGCAGGTCGAGCACGTCGCCGACACCTCCGCACTCGGGCGGCGGGTGCGCGATGGTCATGCGGTCACCGACGTCGACCGCCTTGGCGGCCTCGATGAGCCCGGGGGCGGCGGACAGGTCGATGTGCACCGACGGGTAGCGGGAGGCGTCCTGCGTGCCGAGGTGCAGCTGCCAGCCGGCCATGTCCGGCAACTGGTCGTCGGACTGCACGTTGTAGGTGCCGCCACCCGGGACCGGGCCGATTCCGTCCGGAGGAAGCTGGACCGACAGGGGCCCGTCCGGTTGCGTCACGCGGGCGCTCGACCCGTTCACCCGGGACACCGTGATGTCGTTGCGCGCGGCCTGGTCGTCGTCGACCGGCTCCAGCGGCGGCGCGATGTGGCCGTCCACGGCGTAGTCAAGTGCCAGCCGGACGGGCTGGTTGTACATCGAGGTGCGGCGCCGGTAGACGAGGTACGCGGCTTCCCGGGCCTCGTGGAGCACGCCCATGTCGGCGTCGGCGCACTCGTTGAGCAGGTCGAGCAGGGGCGCGGGCCGCTGCGGGCCCATGGCGGTGGTCGGGCCGGTCCCGGCCGGGAAGGCGACGGGCATGCCTTGCTCGCGGCACAGGCGCTCGATGCGGGCGTGGGCCTGCTCGCCGTTGAATCCTCGGTCGGCGTCGTTGAAGATCGTCGTCTCCTGAGCGGCGAACACGGCGAGGTGGCCGATCCTCAGGCCCTCGATCGCTGCCCCGTAGGTGGCGGACAGCGCGGTGACACTGCCGATCTTTCCCGTGAGGGTTGCGGAGTCGACGCCGTAGGCGGTGCCGCCGATGGTGATGACGCCGAAGTGGAACGACATGGTGGTGGCGGTGAGCTGCCGTGAGTACAGGACGAGCCGGTTCCACGTGCCGATCGAGTTGGGCGCGGGCAGGGTGCTGGTGTCGTCGGCCGTGACGCCGTCCGCGTAGACGAACGTCACGGTGAAGGACGAGCCGGTGAGGCTGATACGGATGCTCGCGAACAGGCCGCCGGCCAGCCGGATCGTGAGCACCTCGGATGACGTCGCCGGAGCGGTGTCGACCCGGTACACGCACTCGACGTGCCACCCGGCCGGTGTGCCTGCCGGGGCGGGCACGGGCATGCTGAGCATGGCCGCGGACCCGGTGGCCGGCAGCGCGGCCGATCCCGGCAGCGAGTCGTCCGCCGCCCAGGTGAACCCCGTCAGCCGGGCCGGTGATCCTCCGGGCAGCCCTGACGCGGCCTGGGTCGCCGTGGTGCCGTCCTCACAGGGCACATAGGCCAGGACGTCGGGGTCGCTGGGGATTCTCCGCCGCAGGGTGGACTGCAGGGGGTTGGTGCCGGTGCCGTAGCGGCGCAGCGGGCCCGCGGCCTCGACGGGCACGTACCGGTCGTTGCCGCTGGTGTCCCATTTCGGGGGCCAGTTGCTGACCTCGGCGTGCAGGCGGTAGTCGCGGTCGCTGATCTCGGCGCCGCCGGACGTCGTCCAGGTACGGCCCGCGGCGTCGGTGTAGGGGCTCGTGCCGGCCGCAGGGGTGGAGAAGACGGGGTTGGCCACCACGGGGCCGTCGATGCCATTGCGGACCTCGACGGCGTGGATGCGGCCGACGGGCGGAAGGCCGGCGGTGGTGCCGCGGACGTCGCCGACGTCGAGCGGCGCGGTCGAGGCGAAGACGCTGGTCGTGCCGGGGATCGAGAACGTGCCGAACGCGGTCCAGGGCCCGGCGGTGCCGGGCGTGAGGCTGTAGTAGAACGAGGCGACGTTCGCGCCCGCCCCGTTGTTGACGTCGAGGGTGACGCGGAAGGAGATCCGCCCGCTGCTGGGCACGGGCAGCAGGTCGTCGGGCCAGTTGGCCAGGATGCTGGCCTCGGTCCCGTCCGGGCTCCAGGCGATGTACGGGCGCCCCTCGGGGTCGAGGGAGACGCGCCAGGAGAACGCGCCCGCCCCCGCCCACTTCCCGATGAGGTCGACGTAGTCGTTGCCGGTGTCCCAGGCCAGCAGCGTGGCGTCCACGCGGACGTCGAGGTCGCCGGTGATGTCGAGCGCGGCGACGTCCGGTGTGCTGGCCCGTGCGCCGGACAGGCCGGGCAGCCGCAGGTACCGCGCGGCCGCGGGCACCGACACCCGGACGGGGGTGTTGCGGCCGATCAGCCCGTATAGGTCGCTCATCGCGTTGCGCGGCGAGTAGCGGCCGTTGCGGTTGTTGAAGGTGATGGTGGCCCGGCAGTGGTCGGGGCGGGTCGCCTCGTCCGAGCGGCCGCGGCTGATGGTGATCAGGTCGCGCAGCAGGACGTCGCCGGACACGTCCGTCCAGATCCCACCGATCTGCAGCTCGGTGCGCACGTCCAGGGGATCGGCGGGGAACGCCATGGGATGACCTCCTACGTGCCGTTGCCGAAGGCGATGTTGACGTTGCCGCGCCCGTGGACGCGGACGAGCTTGCGGTTGGCGCGCAGCAGGTCGGACTCGCCGGGCAGCCGGACCTCGACGATGACGTGGCCGCCGATGCCGCCGCGGGTCAGCGGCGCGACGGTGGCGCCCGCAGGCAGTTGCAGCATCTCGGGCCCGTTCTCGCCGACGATCGCTGCGCCGCCGCCGAGGATGTGACCGCCCTTGGCCAGGTAGGGGATGTTCGGCGTGCCCAGGGTGAACCCGCCGACCTTGCCCACACCGGGGATGTGCGTATTGACGCCGGGGATGGAGAAGGCCAGGCCGTTCCACTTGCCGATGATCCAGTTGATCGCCGACTTGAAGGCGCCCTTCACCCCGTCGAACATGCCCGTCGCCGCCTTGGAGATGCGGCCGGGCAGCTTCTGGACGTATCCGACGACCTGGTCCCAGTGCTTGTACACGTAGGCCGTGGCGAGGCCGATCGGCCCGGTGAGAATGCCCAAGATGTACGGCCAGTTCTTCTTGATCCAGTTCCACGTAATCTGTGCCGCGCCCTTGATCAGGCCCCAAGACGCCTGCCAGGCCGTCTGGAACCACGTCGTCTTCGTCGCGATCACCACGATCACCGCGATCAAGGCGAGGATGCCGAGGACGATCAACGTGACCGGGTTCGCGGCGAGCGCGGCGTTGAAGAGCCACTGCACGCCGGTCGCGATGGTCGTCACCGCGGTCCAGGCGGTCGTGGCCGCGGTCCAGGCGATCTGGCCCAGCCGGATGGCCAGGATCACCGCGGCGACGGCACCGAGCCCGATCGCGAGGGGCTTGATGTACTGCTGGTTGGCCATCGCGAAGTTGATGAAGTGCCCGGAGACCTCGGCCAGCTTCATCTGCGCCTCCCTCTTGAACTTCTCCAGGGCGGCCCCGGGATTGTCGCCGACGGTCTTGGCCATCTTGTCGGCGGCCCCGCCGACCTGGCCGAGGGCCTGCACAGCGGTCGAGGGGTCGAGGGAGTACAGGGCTTTGCCGAGGTCTTCGGCCTGCGTGCCGAACAGCTGGGTGGCGACTTGGGCCTGCTTGACGGGGTCCTTGATGCCCCGCAGCCGGTCGAGGACGGTGTCGAGGCCGTCTGTAGCGTCCTTGCCGCCGTGGCCGATCTGCTCGGCCATCCCACGGGCGTTCAGCCCGAGGGCCTTGAAGCCCTGTGCCGTGGTCGTGCTGCCGTCCACGGCCCGGATCGAGAACTCCTTGATCGCGTCGGCGACCAGGTCGGCGTCTCGCGCGCCGCCCTTGAGTCCCTGGCTGAGCAGGCCCGTTGCCATCTGCCCGTCGATGCCGAACTTTCGGAACTGCGTCCCGTACTCGTTCATCGTGTCGAGCAGGTCGTCGGCCTTGTTCGCCCCGGACTGGAAGCCCTTGGTCAGGATGTCCAGGGCCTCACCGGCGTTCTTCGCCAGCCCGGTTTTGATCATCTGGCCGACCGCGTTGGTGACGCCCCCCAGGTCCTGGTCGAAGGTCTGCGCGAGGGCCATGACGTCGGTGGTGACCCCCTGAAGGCCGCCCTTCACCTTGGAGACGTCGCCGATCTGCTGGTAGACGCCCTTGACCGCCTCGTCGACCTCGCCCACGGACTCGCCCCAGTTCTGGGCGTAGACCTTCGCCGCGGTCTTCGACAGCTCAGCGGCCTTGGCCGGGCCGATGCCGAGCTGAGCCTGAAGCTTGCCGCTGGCCGCCGACATGTCCAGCGACGCGGCCACGCCCACGCCGAAGGCCCCGGCGACACCGGCCGAGACGGCGGTGGCTGCGGTGGTGAACTTCTCCTTCATCCGCCCGACGGTCTCGGACGCGCGGTCGCGCGCGACGAGGTTGAACACCAGCGACGTATCCGACGCCACGGCCAGTCACCCGCCCTTCAGCTTGGCTTCCTGCTCGGCGATGTCCTTGGCGTAGGCGTCGAGCCAGTCCAAGAGGTGGTCGGTCTCCTCGACCGTGTAGGCCGCCCAGTCGTCGGGGCGCACGCCCAGCAGGTGGGACGCGTTGCCCAGCTGGCTCAGACGACGACTGGCGGCAGGACTTTTCCCTCCTGCTCCGGGTCGTCCTCGGCGGTCTCCATCTCCGCCTGCAGGCCCTGCAGGGTCTGCTCCAGCTGCTCGCCGCTGAGGTTGTCCCGGGCATCGCGCATCATCTGCGCGTACTCCTGCTTGCTGAACTCCAGCCGCAGCTCGTCCCACGCGAAGTCGACGTCGCCGTACTTCGTCGTCGGGTGGTCGCGCTTGAGCATCACCCACAGCAGCGCCCGCCGGCAGACCGAGCTGCCCTTCATGACGTCCTGGGTGAACTCGGCGAAGGGCCGGTCGGTGTGCTTCTCGATGGCCTCCCGCTCCGCGGACATGAGCTTGCGCGGGTCGTAGCGCCAGCGGGTCGGCTCCTCGGAGCCCTCGGGCTGATACACCAGGTACACGGGGGTGCTCTCCTACTCTCCGGCGCGGTCGGCAATCCGCTGCGCCATGGCTTCCATCGCTTCGTGGACGGCCCGTTTGTAGACCTCGTTGCGGCCGGCCATCGCGCGGTCGAACCAGTCGAATTTGCCGACCTGAACGCGCCAGTTCCCGTTCCAGTCCTTGGTCCGGAAGCCGCCGATCTTCTGGGTCCGCTTGGGGGCGTTGGGGAAGCCGCGGATGTTCGGGGTCTTCTTGGCCTTGACCCGGGCGCCGGTCCACCGGCCGCCCAGTTTCACCTCGGGCTTGACCTTTTTGGCGATGGCCTGCCGCAGCCCGGGTCCGCCGCCGGCGCCGTGGTCGGACCGCATCGACATGATCCCGGACTTGGCCATGTCCGCAGCCGGGTTCAGCGCGGCCCGCAGGTTCGCCGCAAGCTCCTTGCGCAGCTGTTTGCCGTCCGCTTCCGCGGACAGCGCCCGGCCGAGAGCTTGGATGCCCTCGACGGACACCGACATCTCGATCGGGGACGGATCGGCCATCAGACGGTCGCCCGGGTCACCACGCCCGACGTCGGGTAGCTCACGGACACGGACGCCTCGTCGCCGACCGACCCGGTGATCGGGTTCCACGCCTTGATCAGCAGGTTCCCGGTGTACTTCGGGTTCGACGTGCTTACCGCGCCCTGGTCGGCGCGGAACTCAAAGGGGACGACCGTGCCGAGCAGGGGCCACATGATCGAGTCGAGTTTCGTCGCGGCGAAGTCCTGCTTGAACTCCAGGGCGACGCTGCCCGACTTCAGGCCGCCGAGGACTTCCTTCCATCCCAGGCTGCCGTAGGTGGTGACGTCCTTCTCCTCGACCTCGACCGTGATCTCGGCCTTGTTGGCGTAGGTCGACAGGTCGTTGCTGTTGATGCTGACGTACTCGGCCAGCAGGACCATCTTGGGCATCTGGTGCCTCCCTTATGCGATGCCGAGTGCGGCGGTGAACAGGAACGAGGGGGTGGTGCCGGAGATCGTCCAGGCGATCCGGAACCAGTCGTCGGCGATCGCCGTACCGTCGGTGCGCAGGATCTGCCCACCGGGTGCGGTGGCGGCGGCGAAGGTCAGCTTCGTGGCGGCCGAGGTGAAGCCGGTGTTGTCGTCGGACTCGACCCGGGCCGTGATGGACGGGGTGCCGGTGCCGGCCACCGACAGGACGTGCACCGCGGCGTACAGCCGCTTCCCGGCCGGGATCGCGCCCAGCTGGATCGACGTGCCCGTACCCGTGGCGGTGCGCGCGGTGCCCGGCGGGTGCGCGATCTGACCGCGCGCGACCGGCCACGACCCGGACGCCTTGCCGGTCCACGGGGCGACCTCGCCGACGGCGTCGCCCAGCTTGTAGCTGGACCGCAGGGCGTTGGTGAAGTACGCGAGCGTGCCGACCGTGGCATCGGTCGGGCAGACCGTCCACGGGGCGGTCCCGCCGAGCTGCGCCCACGAACTGTCGTCGACCTTGCCAGGGTCACCGGCCTCCCACTGCCCTTCGGCGTTGATGGTGCTGGACGCCAGCCCTGCGAGGACTTCCTTCCAGCCGCCGCTGCGGTAGTTCGTGGCGTCCTTGTCCTCGAACTCCGCGGCGATCTCGGCCTTGGCGGTGTTGCCCGACAGGTCGGCGCCGCCAGCGAACAGCCGCACGTCCAGCAGGATCTGCTTCACGTGGCGGCTCCATCGCCGATGACGCGAATCGTCAACTCGGCGCCGAGGTACTGCACGCCGCTGACCTCGTACCAGCGATAGGACTGCACCCGGGTCACGTGCAGGTCGTCGGCCAGGCCACCCAGGGCGTACTCACCCGGAAGGCCGCGGGCGGACTCGATCGCAGCCTTCAGGCTGGCCGGACCGGACCCGGACAGCAGCGCGTCCAGGGTGCGCTGCCCGGACAGGTCGTCCGAGCGGGACACCAGGACAGCGCCGGTGAACTCGACCTCGTCCTGCCCACGGCGGAAGGTCTGGTCGAAGGTGACGGTGTAGTCGCCGACGTAGAACTGCGGGGTGGTGACCGCGTCGGTGGCGTAGCCGGTCGAGGTCAGCTTCGCGGTGCCCGCGGGCATGGTGACGGTGCGGGCGGCGTCGGCGATGGCGTTGCGGACAGCAGAGATGTCCATGGGGGTCCTCCTCAGGCGAAGCCGGGCAGTACGAACTGCTCGATCAGGTTCCACACGTCCGGGTCACGGCGGGACAGCCGCACGACCCCCCATTCGGCGTTGCCGATGATCCCCTCGGGGGAGTCCTTGCGCTTGTACAAGCGGTTGGCCTGGATCAGCGCGGCCTCGGTGACCTCGTCCGGGACGGCGGGCCAGCCGAACTGGGCGGTGACCCGGATCCGCATGATGGGGATGGCCCAGATGTTCATCACGCGCAGCAGGCCCGTGATCGGCTCGCCGTCCGCGAGGGCGTTGTCGGGCCAGGGTTCGTAGTCGGTGACGGCCGCGAACGATCCGGTCTGTCCGATCTCGACGACCAGGCCGTCGACGGCGCCGATGTCGTCGGTGCGGAGAAGTTCGCCGTCGTCCTCGCGGACCAGGCGCTGCCGCGGGTTGTAGGTGCGGGTGACCGGCTCCTCGTCGAGCCAGAAGCGGCGGCCGGTGGCCCGCTCGATGCCGCGTGACGCGGCGCCGAGCGCGGAGGTCAGCAGCGCGTCGCGGGTGGTGTCGTCCGGCTCGATGTTCAGGCGGGCCTTCAGGTCGGCGAGGGTGCCGTAGGAGGTGGCCATCAGGTCGAGTCCCGTGCGCGGGTACGGCGGCCCTTGGGCGGCGTCGACCGCGAGGCCGGCGCCTTCGCGTCGCCGTCGGGGACGGGCGTGCGGTGGCCGAGCTGGCGCAGCTGCTCGTCGACCTGCGCCACCCGGTCGGCGAGACCGGCCTGGACGAGGCCTTCGCGCTCGCGCAGCAGCGCGGCGATCATCGGGTCGGTGCTCTTCGGCTCTTCGGCCATGGCTTCCTCCTGATCGGGTGCGGGGTGCGCGGCGGCCGCGCCCCGCCGGTGTGGCGGGCCGCGGCCGGGGCGGGGTCAGACGCCGGTGAAGGCCGGGGCGACCAGGCCGGTGCCCGTGACCTTCTGGGCCTGCGGGTACCGCGAGTGGGTGTAGGCGGCGTAGCCGTAGACGACCATCAGCACGCCGAGGCTCGCCAGGGCTGGCTGCTCGGCCCGGATGTACATCGGGGCGTTGGGGTCTTCCCACAGGTGGCACTCGTTGCGGTCGGCGACGTAGATCTCGTCCTGGTTGGTGCCGGTGCCCAGGTTGGTGACCACGTTGTTGTCGACGATGACCGGGGTGCCGTTCGGCAGGACGCCCCGCACGCCGGAGCCGTAGGTGGCGCCCAGGTTGGTGCCGCCCATCTGCGCGGCGATGCCCGGCTGGGAGATCAGCGGCCACGTCGAGGACAGGCCGTTCTGCAGCCAGTACCAGCGCCGCGAGTGCATCACGACGATGTTCTCTCCGGACGCCATGTCGAGCATCGCGGACTCGACACCGGCCAGGCCCGCGATGACCTGCGGGTAGGCCTCGACCACCTTCGGGGTGCCGGAGGTGTAGGTGATGGTGGTGGCCGCGGCCGCCAGGCCGGTGGTCGCCTGGTTGAGCAGCGTGGAGTCCAGCGAGGTGGCGTAGCGGCGGAACAGGTCGTCCAGGACGATCGGCTCCACGCCCGCGCCGCGCTCGATCGCCTGCCGCGACAGCGTCTGCTGCCCGGCGATCGTCTGCACCGGGATGGTGAGCAGGGTGTCGTCGATGTTCTGCTCGGCGACCGCGGTGTTCTCCGACGCCTGCAGCCCGGTGCTGGTCGACGTGGTGATGCGCGAGATGTTCACGGTCATGCCCTGCGCGGGCAGGTCGTGCGGCCGGCAGGCGTCGGCGAACGGGCGGCGCGCGGCCGCGGCGGGCGCGTACTGATCGGTGAGGTACTGCGGCACGACCAGGCCCGCGAACGCGCCGGTGCCCGCGGCGCGCTGCAGCTGGTCGCCGCGCTCGACGCGCTCCTCGGCCATGTGCCGGGCGAGCCGGTCGCGGGCCTCGTAGTCGCCGAGGAACGCCGCGGCGACGTCCCGCTCGAAGTGCTGGCCGCGCCGGTCCTGGTCGGGCCGGTAGGTCCGCTCCTCGGCGCCGACGCGCCCGACGCGGTCGTATGCCGGGGCCCGGGTGCCGGTCGGCGCGGTGCGGGCGGACAGCGCCGCCAACTCCATCTCGCGGGCCTGCTCGGCCTCCAGCTGGTCGAGGGCGGCCTGGCGGCGGGTGACCTCGGCGTCCGCGGTGTCGCGCGCGGTGATCTGCGCGGTGACGGCGTCCTCGGTCAGGTTCTCGTCGGAGCGGAGCGCCATCAGGGCGTCCTGCTCTCGCTGGCGGGTGGTGATCGCGGTGTCCAGTGCGGTGCGCGCCTGGGCGATCAGTTCGTCGAGCGTCATGGCTCGGCTCTCCTTGGGTGGTGGGGATTTCCAGGCGCCCAGGTCCAGGTCAGACGGCCACCCGAGGCGATCGCGCCGGGCGGGCTCGTGCGCGCAGAGCGCAGGGCAAACACCCGCCCGCGTCCGGCGGGCGGGAAGTCGAAGAGGGAGATCAGCGGTTGAGGGCGATCTCCAGCAGCGCGCGGGCCCGCGACGACGGCGCGGCCGTGGGCGTGCGCAGGGCGCTGGTGGTGTACGGGTTGGCGCCGTAGCCGACGATCGCCACGTCGCCGCGGTGGATGTCGTACCGGTTGATCCGGTACTCCATGTAGTCCGGGGACCACTGCCCCGACTCGATCCGGAACGCGAAGCTCATCTCGTCGATCAGGCCGGACCGCAGCTTCGGCGCGATGTACGCCACGTCGTGGTCGGCCGGGTCCAGGCCGGGGGCGAGTACGGACAAGCCGGTCTCGTCCTCCGACAGCTGGAGCGTGCGGGTGGTCGTTCGGGCCATGCGGCGCAGCTGGTCGTGTCCGAGGACGAGCGGCACGTCGAGGTCGGCGCGCGCCAGCGAGTCGGCGCCGGCCCCGGCCGTGACGATCTCGGTGTACGGGCCGAACATGTCCCACATCTCGTAGGCCTGCTCGTAGACGCTGGCGTGGCCGGAGAACTCCAGCAGCCCGGTGTCTTCGGGGGCGTCGCGGACCTGCACGCCGGACAGGGCGGCGCGGACCGCAGCGCGGGCGGTCGGGTGCTCGGCGCAGCGGCGCTGCGAGGGTCGGTCGGCGCGCTGCCGCACGTGCTGGGCGCGTTCGGCAGCCGCGGAGGCGAGCGTGACAGTCATGACGTAGCTCCCGGTGCGGCAGGGGTGGGCGAGGTGGCCGGCGCGGCGTTCCGGCTGCCGAAGAGCCGGTCGAACTCGGCGTACTGCTCCTCGGTGAACGGCTGGCGCTCCTCCAGCGCGCGGGCTTCGGACGGCGCCAGGGTCCGCGCGTTGATCTGGGTGGCGACCATGGACGCGCGCGCGGCCGGGTCCATCCGCAGCAAGCTGTCGGTGTTCAGCTTCACGTACCTGGGGTTGCTGACGAGGCGGCGGCTGAACGCGTCCTCGCGGCGGCCAACAGCGGGCCCCAGATGCATGATCAGGAACTGCAGATTCCGTTGGCTGATATTGGCGTAGGTGACGCTCGATCCGGACGCCGCGGCGTCGATGAGGTCGCCGGGGCAGCCGAAGAACCGGGCAATGTCGATCGTGCCGTACTGCCGCGCCTCGATGAAGGCGGACTGCGAGGCCACCGCCTGAATCGGCTTGTACTCCCAGTCCTTGCCGTGCACGAACAGGTCTCCGGTCGACACCGCGGCGGCGAAGGCCTCGCGGGCGATCCGGGCGTCCTTCTCGTTGATCGTCTTGTCGATGTTCTTCAACTCGGCCATCGGCACCGCACCGCCGGCGAACCAGTCGCGAGCGAACTGCTGGGCGTTCAGCGACTCCTCGATCGTCCACGCGGCAAACGCCACCGGCGACAGGCCCAGCGGCAGGCCAGCAACGGTGTACTGCTTCTCGTGCCAGACCTCCCACGGCTCGTACTCCTGGCCCGCGATGACGAACTTGGTGATCTGCGCGCCCTTGGAGCGCACCACCACGTCGGCGAGCGCGACCAGGTCGATACGGGCCGGCAGGCCGCGGCCGTCCGGCCCGATGACCCCCGACCGCTCCGTGATCAGCCCGAAGCAGTTGCCCGCGCGGTCGAGGTCGACCTGCGTGGAGTAGGCCCACTCCCGCATGCCCACCTCGGCCCCGCCTGGAGTCACCAGGACCGGAGGCGTGGGCACTTCCACCTGCAGCCCGTTGACGCGGCGGTAGACGTCCACCGGCATCGAGGAAACCAGGTCGGCGCGCAGCCGCAGGCACGCCCACACCGCGCCGTGCCGCAGCGCCGTGTCCGCGGTGACGTGCACGCCCCCGCCGCCGAACCGGCGCGAGCGCTCCAGGTTCAGCAACTCCTCGGCGGTCACGATCTGCGCGGCACGGGCAGCACGCCGCCTCGGCCAGAGCTTCATCCTGCCCCCTCTCATCCGAACGAGTCGGCCACGTCGTAGTCATCGGCGGCCCCGGCGCGGGCGGCGAGCGCCCACTTCGCCAACGTCACCGCCACCAGGGGTGAGATGTCCCGCGAGGACGAGCGGCGGTCCAACGTCCACGCGTCCCCCGCGCGGCGCGTGCGCGCGTCGTTGACCGCGCCGGTCAGCGGCGGCTGGTCGAGGTGCGCAACGCGGCCCTGCCGGATCGCGTCGGCGATCTGCCCGCAGGCCTCGATCATGTCGCCCTGCCGCAGCACCACCAGGTCGCCGCGCTCCGGCTCGTCCGACAGCGTCGGCGCCCGCAGCCCGGCCGCCACCATCTCGTCGACCAGCGAGGCCGCGGGCGACCGCCCGGCCACGGCCACCGCGAGGGGCCGCCACAGCCGCGTCAGCCGGGTCACGGCGGGGACGAGCCACTCCGTCCCCGGCCGCCGGTCGATCAGCTCCAGGTGCGTGCGCCCGTCCTCGCGCAGCGACGCCACGCCGATCGAGGCGTAGTCCCGGGCGTCCGACACGTCGAAGGCCAGCGCCACGTCGCCGCCCGGCCGCCACTTCTCGCCGACCAGGCCCGGCCACTGCGCCTTGGGCACGTTCGGGTCGGTCGGTGGTGTCGGCTTCCGCGTCCGGTTCAGGTACGCCCGGTCGAACTCGGCAGGGTCCAGCTTCACCAGCTCCGCGGCGATGACCGCCTCGGTAACCGTGTGGCCGAGCGCGGGCAGAGTCGCGTACCAGGTCGCCGGGTCGTCACGCGGCATGTCCTCCGGGGCGAACCATTCGAAGTAGCAGACGCCCGGCCACACCCCTGTCTTCCAGGCCTCCTCGATCAGCGCCCGTCCGATGGCCCGCTTCTTGTTCAGCCACACCGACTTGGTGTTGCCGCCAGCGGACGCCCACCACAGCTGGGCCATCGGCCGCGTCGTCATGGCTGGGCTGAACGCCTGCTCCAGCCGGTCGTCCTCGTGTTTGAACGCCTCGTCGATGATTCCGAGGTCCAGGGCAGGACCGTGGCCGGCCGACTCAGTGTTCGCAGTGATGCCCATGCGGGACCGGGTCGCAGGCCACAAGATCTTCTCGTTGCCGTTCGACTTGCGGATCCGCGCCCGCTTCGCCAGGCCGGAGTCTGAGATCTTCTCCCAGAACTCGTCCTCCCAGCGCTGCCGCGCCATGTTTCTGTCCTGCGCCGCATAGATGATGTTCTGCCGGTGCCAGGCCATCGCCCGGTGAACCTGTAGGCCCAGGATCAGCTCAGTCTTGCCCTGCTGCCGCGACACCGAAAGGCCGGCCTCACGGTGGACGAACACCCCGTTCTCGTCCAGTTCAAGGGCGACGTCCGTGACGTACTTCTGCCACGGCATCGGCGGGGCGCCGAGTTTCTCCATGACCTTCCACAGCTTCGGACCCAGCGACTTCCGCGCGGGGTTCCGCGGGGTACCCCAACGCGGCGGGCACTCCAGTCCGTACCGCTCCTTGAGGTCCTCGGCGAACTCAGTCGGGGGAGCCCAGGTCTCCGAGGTCGTCGTCATCGTCAGCGGCCCGCCCCTCCACCAACTGGGCGAGCGTCGCACGTAGCTCGCGGTTCAACTGCGGCAGCAGCTTCCCGTCCTCCCCGCCCCCGCCGTCGATCTCCCGGGCCAGCGTGTAGGCCATCTCCGACAGCGACGGCTCGATCCTGACCAGGTCGCCGAGCTGCTCGATGTCATCCCGGACTGCCTTCTCAACGGGGCCCACTGCCGCCCCCTTCGTGATCGTTCCCTGGCCATCCGACCGGGGAGAGAAAAAGAAAAGGTGGGCGTGGGGCTGCCAGCGGGCCCGCTCTAAAAAATCTTCGAGTTTCTGACCTGCGACTTTGCGAGACTCACATCAGTGCAGGTCAGGCCCCTGCCCGTGTGCTGCGGCGGTCGGGAGCCTCATGGTCCGGCGTACCAGTCGACCGAGGTGACCAGCCGGGCGCCGCCGATGCGGTCGCTCTTCTCGTTGTTGCACTTGCGCCCGCAGGTGGGGCAGCCGGCAACGCCGTGGATCGGCGCGAGGTTGTCGGGGTCGAGCTTGGCGCCGCCCTTGCTGACGGGGATCAGGTGGTCGGCGGCGTCGGCTTCGCGGTGTCCGCACCAGTGGCAGGTGTCGGACTCGGCGAGGATCCGGGCGCGGAGCTGACGGTAGGCGTAGGAGGTGAGTTCGCCGCGGTCGGCCACGCTCACCTCCGAAGCTGATCGGCGCCCCGCTTGCCCGGGGTCGGGGCGCCGCCACGGTCCTTGCGGATACGGGGCCTCTGTGTCAGCCGCCGATGAGCCGGGCCTTGGCCTGCTCGAAGTCGGCGTCGCTGATGATGCCCTGCTGGCGAAGGGCTGCGAGCTTGCCGAGTTCGTCGGCGACGGAGCCGCCGAAGGAGGCCGTGGCCTGCTGCGGGGCATGCCGGGCGGCGATCGCCTCGTCGATGGCCTGACGGATCGGCTCGAAGGCCGGCTGCTGGCGGGCGCCGAAGGTCACGGTGTTCTCGTCCCGCTTGGCGTCGGACCCGGTCTGCCCAGGCTTGCTGCGCCGCTCGACGCCACCGGCAAGGGTGAACTGGATGAAGCCGGTGGCGAGGCTGGCTTTGCGCCACTGGACGGCGGTGATGCTGGCGACGGGGATGCGCTTCTCGCCGCCGCCGACGAGCACGCGGGCGCTGAATCCGGTGCGCTCGATCGTGACGGTCTGGCCGTCGAAGTGGATAGTGCCGTTGGTGCCCTTGGCGCTGAGCATGTGCCCCCCTCTGTCGGTTGGGCGGCAGCTTCGCACTGCACGTCCTAGCGTGTGGGGGTTGTGACGGACCTGTGACGATCAGGTGTGCTCCGGCCAGTGCCAGGTGCCGGACTCGGTGCCCTCGGCGAGAGGGAGCGGATGCGTATCGGTGCCGAAGAGCGTGAACACGGTGAGGCTGGCCCGCTTGCCGTCCGTGCCGGTGATGATCGCGGCTCGGCACTCGCCTCGCTCGTTGTAGTGGACGATCCGGCCGACGCTGGGCTGCGGCATAGCGGCTCCCTCCGAGAGTGCCGCAGGCCCCGGACCGTGTGGTCGACGGGGCCTGCGTGTGTCTGTGTCCGGGCATACCGGTTCTGCTGCACTGAGTGTTACAGCACGTGAAGCGGCTGGTCAAGCCGCCTTGGCCTGGGTGTGGTTGTGGACTTCGGCGAGGTCGACGAGGGCGCGGCCGCGGTGGTCGTGTCCGTGGTGGGTGAGCTTGCCGCGGTGGAGCCAGGAGCGGAGGAGCGCGGGGGTGACGCCGGTGGCGAGGTGGGCGGCGTGGGTGTCGACCAAGGTGGGCGTCGTGCTCATGCTCCCAGTGTGCGCTACGTGCGCTGAACGCTCGGCAGGTGACAAATTCTGGTCACCTGCCGAGCGCGCGTGCTACATGGGGGCAGTTGCACCGCTGGTGATGACGTGGACTCTGGGGCGGGCGCCGCGCGGCACGTCGCCGTAGTCCCACGCCGACCGGTACGAGTCGGCGAGCAGCTGCACGGCGAGCGTCACCGCGGCACCGGGCTCCAGTCCTGCCTGGGCGAGCACGGCGAGGTCGTCGCGGAAGTCCGGGTCGTCGGGCAGGGGCAGCGTGGCGGGCCCGTCGGCAGGCGGCGGCGCAGTGTCCGGCGCACCTTCCGGCGCGGCGGCGGCGCAGTCGGCGGCGCGCCACCGGCGCACCGTCGACTCGCCGACACCGACCCGCTTCGCGATCGCCCGGTTGCTCAGTCCCTCCTCGGCGAGCGTGCGCACCTTGGCGCGGCGCCGGGCCCTGGCCGCGGCCGTCACCGCCCGTCTCCCAGTCGGCTCTCGATGGCGACGCGGCGCGCCATTCGGCGCACCTTCACGGCGGCTTCGAGCAGGTCGGCGGCGAGCCCTTCGAGGCCGGCCGAGTCGTACTCGGGGTCGCCGTCCGGCAGGTGCACGGAGACGTACACGCCGTTGCCCGGGGCGCTCAGCCCGTAGGGCCACTGCGACAGTGCCATCCTCAGCAGCTCGTACCTCCCGCGCGGCGAGTCAACCGTGACGACGTGATCAACCCCGGCGTGGTGGATGTCGGAGCGGTGGGCACCGTCGCGGTGGTGGCCGGTGCACCACATCGGCTCGGGGATGGTGACGGGCCCGTGGTCGCTGGTGTTGATGGTGACGGTGCGCTCGTTCACCCCGCACCCCCGGCCTGCTCGAGGGACTGCCACACGGTGTAGGTGACGGCGCTGTCGGCGGTGCGCTCGGCCAGCCGCTCGACGACCCCGGGCAGGTCGGCCTGCTGGTCGAGGACGCTGTTGAGCGCGATGCGTGCGCTGACCGTGCGCTCGTGCAGAAGGCGCGCGCGGGCCTGCTCGTCGGCGTCGGTGAGGGCGGCGCGCGGCACGTCGAGGGCGGCGCGGAGGGCGGCGAGGAGGTCGAGGACGCCGCTGGGCAACGTGGACTCGCCCCGGGGGGTGTCCTTCGCGGCGGCGGGCTCGGTGGTGTCGTCGGCGGTCTCGTTCTGGCAGCGGCGGGAGCAGATGAGCATCTGCGCGCCGGACGGCCAGCGGGCGCCGGAGGGGTCGGGGAGCCAGGGGCCGCCGCGGTTGCCGCAGAGGTGGCACTCGGGCAGGTCGGGCTCGGGGCGGGTCATCGCGGCCCGGAGGGCGGCGGTCGCGTCGGGGGTCGTCACCTGGTCACCGCCGGGCGGATGCTGCCGGTGATTCCGGCGGGAGTGGCGGTGATGCGGGTCGTGCGGCCGCCGGTGCGGCGGATGATGCCCGCGGCGACGAGGCGCCGGGGCGGGCGCGTCTGGGCGCGCGGGGGCATGGCAAACTCAGCCATAGCCGTCTCCTTGCTCTGATCAGGGAGTTCGGTCAGGCCCCGGTCGGTGTTGGTAGCACCGGCCGCGGGCCGTTTTCAGTTGTGGGGCGGTTACACCGGCTTGTCGCCGGTGGCCTTCTTCTGCAGCGCCTTGATGGCCTGGTTGACGCTGGCCCGGGTGACCCCGAGTTCGCGCGCGACGGCGGCCTGGGAGCCGAGTTCGGCGACGCCGTCGAGGAGGGCTTGAGCCCTCTCAGTGGCTGACGCCTGGACGGCCTTCAGCGCATCGGCGTGGGCGGCTACGGCGGCGTCATGGCGCTCTTTCCATGTGGTCACGTCCCTCCTAGTACCGGAAGCGGTGACGGTCCCACAACTGTAAGCACTAGGGTTAACGTGCGTCAAGGCTGGTGCTGACGTCACGCCGCGTCGCTCCGTGCGGGCGCCGCCAGCTCGTCCTGGGCGCGCCGAAGGGCCAGCCACACACCAGGCGGATAGGTGGCGCCGCACCACTGGCAGCGCACCACCGACTCGCGATCGGGCAGGAGCAGCGGCGCCCCGCACGGCCTACCGTCCACAACCTGTGGACACGGCCCCATGCGGGCCGCGAGTTCCGGCTCACCGGCCACCGTGCGGACGTCGTTGAACAGGTCCCGGATCTCGGCCGCGAAGTCCCCGGCCGCCGGCCACTCCGCCGCCACCCAGCCGAGGTGCTCGCGCAGCACCCCCGCCGCGTCCACGACGCGGGCGCCCAGGTCGCCCGTCACTGCCGGCCCGGGGCGGCGCATCGCGTCGAGCAGGGCGTTGCGCCAGGACGGCAGCACCGCGAACTGGGCCCGCAGGTCGAGCCCCGCCAAGTTCGGCGTCGGCGGCTCCACCGTCCGGGCCCGCGGCCCGTCGTCGGCCGGGCGCTGCCTGGTCCGGAACAGCATCAGCGTCAGCTCGTCGTACATCACCGGGAGCTGCTTCAGGCGGTCGCCGGTGTCGAGGCGGCAGTTCTCGCACAGGTAGGAGTCGAGGACCGTGGTGCGCTCGCACAGGGCGCAGGCGGCGCAGGCGCGAGCAGGCGCTGCGTTCGACCCAGCGGTGCAGTCGTTGATCATGCTCCTTCTCCTACACACAAATTTGATTGATGTGATTGACGGGATTGGATCTGACCTGCGGCTTTTCGATGACGGGATTGGTGACGGGAATGAAGGATCGTTGACGGGATTGAGGAAGCTTGACGGGATTGGCCCTGACCTGCGGGTTTGCGGCTGCCGCGCAGGTCGGACCCAATTCCGGCGGCTGGCCCAATCCCGTCACCAATCCCGTCAAGCTCGACCCGGAGAGAACCGCAGGTCAAGGCCATTCCCGTCAATGCCGTCAATCCCGTCAGGTGTGTACGCGCGCGCGAGGGCTCAGGCACTGACCGGCTCCTCGGTCCAGGCCTCGGGCAGGTACCAGTGGGCGCCCTTGTCCCTGCCGAAGCCCTGCTGGCGGGACTTGACGCCGAGCTTCCGCTTCGCCCGGTCGATCGTCGAGTCGCTGAGGCCCGCCGCCTTGGCGCACTTCTTGATCTCCTGCATGCGCTCCGAGCCGCCCATGTCCGTGAGGAAGTCGCGCAGCCACGTGACGCCCTCGCCGAGGGCTCCCTGGTCGCCGGGGATGCCCTCGCTGCGCATGACCTCGCGGACGGAGGTGGTGCTCTCCGGGCCGAGGACGAAGCGCGAGACGTAGGAAGGCCCTTCGTCGGTCTCGACGACGGCGGGCTGGATCGCGTACTGGAACGACGGCAGCCCGAGCCGACCGAGGTTGTTCTTCTCCAGGCTCATGACGAACTCCTCGTTGCCGTCCTCGTCTTCCTGCCGGGCGAAGGCGATCAGGGAACGGATGAGCTGGCCGAACGCCCCGGATCCCGCCACGCGGCTGAGGGGGTCGGCGCCGCCGGCCTTGGTGAAGTGGGCCAGGCCCAGGATGGTGAAGGCGTGACGGTCGGCCGCGGCGACCAGGGGTTCGAGGGCTGAGCGGACCTCAGCGGCCCGGTAGTCGTTGATGCTGCTGTCGATCATCGAAAGCAGCGGGTCGGCGACAAGCAGGGCGACGCTGTACTCCTCGGCCGCCTTGCCCATGAGGGAGATGTCCTTGGGCAGCGTCAGCCGGGCGTGCAACTCCTCGTCGTCGACCACGTCGACCCGGAAGACCCGCTCCATGTCGGCGCCGGCCGCGACGAGTCGAGGGGCGATGGTGTAGGACCAGGAGTCCTCGGTGGCCGCGTAGATGACGCCCCGGGGCTTGCCCATCAGCTCGCCGGGAAGCGTGCCGGTGGTGACCCGCGCGGTCATCCAGCAGGCGAACTGCGACTTGCCGAGCCCCGGGCCGCCGGCGGCGATCCCGAGGGAGTTCAGCGGCAGTCGTCCGTGCGAGGTGGGCGCGGCGGCGGGCGGTGTGGTGTCCCACAGCCACCGGACGGGGCGCATGCGGATCTTCGAGGCGGGGGTGAGGATGAGGCGGCGCGCCCTGCCGTCGTCCACGGTGGGCGGCTCGTCGGGGAGCGGCGGCACAGCTCCCGCCCATGGGTCGGCATCTCCGACCGCCGGTGCCTCGACAGGGGCCGTCACGCTGCCCCCCGGCGGCCGACGTACTCGAAGGCCGACTCGATCGCCTGGTGGATTTCGTTCTCGCTCCGCTGGGCGATGCGCGCCGCGGCATGAATCTCGGCCCGCACGTCGGCCTCGGCGCACCGGCCTGCCTGCACGAGGTAGGCGGCGGCCGTGGTGACTGAGCACAGCACCCGGTGCCGCTGGCCCTCGGGAGCGGCGGCCAGCTGCGCGGCGAGATCAGCCAGGGTGGTGCGACCGCGGTCGCTGGTCGGCCGCCGCGCGGGCGCGGGGCGCACCGCCGACGGCGGCTTGGGCATGTGCCCGGTACCTTCCAGGTGGTGGAGAAGCCACTTCGGAGCGGCGAGCGGGTCCAGACCGGCGCTCAGCCGCCGGTACTCGCCGTCCGTGGTGACGCTGGTGGGGGCGACGATGTACCCGCCGGTGGCCCGCACGTCGATGTTCCACCCGAAGGCGCCCTCGGATTTGTTGACGGTGACGCCGGGCGGCAGCGTCCAGTACAGGTGCAGGCCACGGCTGGGCGTGCCGACGATCAGGGTGCTGCTGGGGAACGCCTGCCCGTACCGTTCCAGCGCCAGGGCGAAGACGTCGCCGCCGTCGGCGACGCCCATGCTGTCGTACTGCTGCGGCGGCGGCGAGCCGTCCTTGTTGGTGTCCAGGTCGACCACCACGAGCCGGGCCGGGCCGGTGGCGATGCCGATGTTCATCTCGGGGTAGCGAGCGAACCAGTCGGCGACGCGCTCGGGGTCGGTCGAGGCGATGTGGAAGCCGTGGCAGGTGTCAGGGCGGTGAGGGCAGTCGTCGACGCCGCGGTGGGGCTGGTAGTCGGGGGACTTGCTGCTGCACAGGCGGCAGTGCCGCAGGGGCTTCTTCGCGCCGGGGGTCAGGGGGAAGACCGGCCAGCCGCGTGCGATGAAGGCGGCGGCGGCGCGCTGGCGGCTCTGCGAGGTGTTCACGAACGGTGGCTCATTTCTTGTCCGTGCCGAACGGGCTTGTGTCCGTGGCGCGCGGGGCCGGGTCTGGGGGTTGCCCAGCCCCGCGCGCGCAGAGCGGCCTATCCAGCGCACCGCCGCTGGGCGACAAGCTCCTCGCCCACGTTGGTGATCGCTTCGTGCCAGCGCCGCACCGCGGCTCGGATGGAGTGGGTGGAGGGCTGCTCTTCGAGGTCGGCTCGGATCGCGCCGAGGGTGACGTGGAAGCGTGCCTGCTCGGCGACGAGCGCCAGGTGTCGGGCGCCCTGGTCGTCGTCTTCCGCCACCGGCGGATGGGTGTGGGCCGGCCACTCGCCGGGACCAGGGGCGGTCACCGGGATGCCGCCGCAGCTCGGACGATCTGGCCGACGATCTCGGCGTAGTGCTGCTCGCAGGCCGGGTAGTCGTACCTGAGGTTCGGCCTGGCGTAGAAGCTGACGACCTGCCGCGCGGTCGTCGGGCAGCCCGTGCACCGGTAGGCCGGGTTGTTGTGTGGCGAGTCCGGGCCGTCGGGGCAGTCGCACCAGGTGCAGCGGGTCTTGCCGTCGGCGGCCGTGATGGCGAGGGGCAGCAGGCTGGGGTCGGCGGCAGCGTCGCGTGCAGCGGCCAGTACCTGGTCGGACCAGAAGGTCTCCAGTGGGGTCCGTGCGCTCACTTCTGCCCGCCGTTCTTCGCCCAGTCCTCGCGCGCCATGACGAGCGCGGGCAGCACCTGCTGCTCCAGGCGGTCGGCCTGCGCCCGGAGCTTCGCCACGAAGTCGGCGACCCCTGCCGGGTCGAAGGGGCCGATCCACTCGTCTCCGCCGGCCACGGCCTCCACGTTGACGTGAGGGACGCGGTCTGCGGGGTTCCTGCCGTGCGGGGTGCACTGGATGTGGGGCAGGAGGATCGATTCCTCGCCGCGGTAGCGCCCCTGGTCGCCCGGGATCTCGACCAGCACGGTCTGGCCGTCGTAGTCACGCCGGTGGTAGACGTCCTCCAGGTGGTTCTCCAGCCGACCGGCGGGGATGCCTTCCTTGGACGGGTCGGTGTCGGCCCACGGGGGCAGGTGCCCCGTGACCTTGGCCCCGCGGTCGGTGGTGATGGTCCACTGGCGGGCGGGCGGCTGAGCTTCCGGCGTCTTCGGCGGCTCGGTCTGGACGTCGGCCGCGAGCGAGCTGATCATCGCGTCGACCTTGGGCAGCAACGCGGCCAACTGATTGCGGAAGTCGATGGCGCCGTCGAGGTCCAGGTCGGTGGCCGAGCCCATCTCGGGGGTCACCGCCATCGTCCTCGGCCCGTCGTAGCCGCCGAGCTCCTCCCTGCTGGGGTCGAACAGGTAGACCTTCAGCAGCGCACCGTCCGTGCCGACGGCCTTGATGGTCTCGGCCGATTCGTAGCTCGTCGGCGGGGTGTAGGCGGCCTGGCCGTCGAGGATGTCGGCCAGGGCCTCGATGCGCGGCAGGGCCGCGCGGAGCTTGGCGGCCTCGCGGCGGGCTCCGGCCGCGGTGACCTCGCAGTCGCCGATCATCACCGCCGCACCCGCGCCGCGGGCGCCGGTGGCGGGGTCGTCCTCGCTGACCAGCCTGGCCTCGACGTAGGGCGACTCGGCGTGGCCGTGGTTGTGGGCCTCGTCCACGCCGCACTCGACGTGGACGGTGACGGGCTCGGAGTTGTGCCAGGTGTGGTCGCCGCGCTCGATGCACCACGGGTGCACGGGGCACTGCTCGACCTCGATGGCCGGCACGACCTCCGGGGTCTCGGTGTTCTGGGGGAGGCCGACGAAGCCGCGGCCCTTGCCGGTCGTCGACGTCTTGCCCGACGGCGGGACGGTGGCGGCGAGGGTGACCTTCGGGACGGAGGGCGCCACGGCGGGCGGCGCCTCGGTACGCTGGGACATGAGGATCCTTCCGGCGGCGGCACTGATGGGGTGGCTAGACCCCGGGTGTCGCCGTTCTGCTAGTTAGCGCTGGTGAGGGAAGCGTTCTCGATAGGCGCGGCCGGGTGGCTAGACCCGGCCGCGTCGTCGTTGTCCGGGGCGACACGCAGCACCCGGAGCAGGTCGGCGGTGATGACCCGGTAGGACTTGCCCGCCCGGATGACCTCGCAAGGGAATTCCCCGCTGCGTGCTAGGGCGTAAGCGGTGGTCCGGCCGATCGCGAAGGCTCGCCCTGCAGTCACGACGTCGACGCTCGCGGGCAGAGCGAGCAGCTCCGCGCGTGTCAATCCGTGCTGGTCAGTGCTGCTCTGTGTCAT